GACCCTCGGCAGTGGCGACACTGCAACCAGCAACATCGCGCTGACTGACTTCAACGAGCTGATGGCGAAGCTGCCTGCGTATGCAGACACGCCCCGCACGAAGTTCTACATGCACAAGTCGGTTTACCACGCTGCTGCTGAGAAGCTGGCGTTCGAGAAGGGCACCACGACCCAGATGATCTTTGACGGTCAGGCTACCCCGACTTTCTTCGGGTACCCCGTCGAGTTCACTCAGGTCATGCCGACCGACGCGACCGCTGCCGGTGGTTCTTCGGACACCGACCTCAAGTACCCGATTATCTTCGGCGACCTTGCACTCGCATCGTCGTTCGGTGATCGTCGTGATAACACCATCTCCTTCTCCGACTCTGCGCTCAACGCGTTCGAGCAGGACGAAATCGTGGTTCGTGCAACCGAGCGATTCGATTACGTTTGCCACACGCCCGGTACCTCGTCTGAGGCCGGCCCCGTTGTTGCAATGAAGCTCGCCGCCAGCTAAATCAAGAAAGGTTTATATCCATGAAAGCCCTGCAAACTTGTAGAGTCATTCAGCATTCGGACGTGGACGTGGTCAATGACGGTACCAATACCGTTGACAACGTCATCGACACGGTCGGGTTCAATGGTGGGGAACTGATGATCATCGCCTCGTATGGCGCGATCGCAGCCTCCGCCACTTTCTCCGCGCAGAAGGTTCAGGAGTCAGACGATAACTCGTCCTTCTCCGACGTTACCGGTTGCGTGGTCGGAACCAGCACCCTTTCGGACGGATCCGCCACCTCGGTGGTCTTTGCCGGTGCTGATGATGACAACTCGCAGCTTATCTTCCACATCCCCCTCACTGCATCGCGCAAGCGTTACTTCAAGTTCGTTAGCACGAACAGCGCCCACGATGTGGAGCTTGGTGTTGTGGCCATCATCATGCCTGCTGGCAGAAGTGACGGCAGCGAAGACACGACCGCCGCGACTACTGGTTCTCACCAGCAGTTCCTCCGGTCAAGCTGACCCCTTTCGTATGGGGAGGGGTGGGGTTCCGCCCTGCCCCTCCCATTTTCGGAGACAAGAATGCGTTTCGATTCATACAAGGCCATTGGCCACATCCCGCCCCAGTTGGTTCGAGTGACGAACTCCCCGACGAACCTGACGAACGTCGATACGTTCGGCTATGCGGGTGGCAAGCTGGTCGTGAGTGTCAATCTTGGCTCGGTTACGGCTGCGCCTTCGACTCTTACGCTGCAAGAGTCGGACGATGACAGCAACTATACCGACCTTATTGCAATGACAGATACCACCGTTGACGGTGGGGTCGGATCGTTCTTTACCGGCAGCGAGGACAATTCGGATGTTGTTTTTGACGTTCCTCTTGAACCCCCGCGAAAGAGATACTACCGAGTCAATTATGTAAACGACGGTGGCAGCAACTTTATCTCCGCGACGGCCTTCCTGTTCGGCCGAGAAGTTCAAGGTGAGCGGGCCGAGAACGTAAATACCCAGCGACCTAAGTCGGACCTGTATTCAACGAGACGAAACCCATAACGGTGTAACCCGCAGCAACGAAACCCTTTTCACCGGGGGGGGTGGGAGATCGCCGCTCTCACTCCCCCTACTTAAAAGAGAAAACCAATGGCACTCGCATCGAACGCCCTTACAACTGTTGCAGCGGTCAAGACCTACATGGGCAAAACGTCGTCAACCGACGATACGTTGATCGAAACCCTGATCAACAACGTCAGTGATCAAATCGAAAAATGGTGCGACAGGGTATTTGTTGCACAACAATTTACGGAGTTCTTGGATGGCAGAGGAACACGAACCATCGGCGTCTCGAACTCGCCTATTGTCAATGTTGATTTCGTTGCGACAGGAGCTCGAAATACGATATCGGTTGATTCTGCGGTATCGACTGATCTGGTTGCAACTGTGGCAATTGAAGAGACGCAGGCCCGACTCGTCCGTGTGCAAGAGAACGGTACGACAACGACCACGAACCTTACCTTTTCGGACTATCCGACAACCGCGCTTCTTGCGGCACAAATAAATTCCACGGCAGGCTACGATGCGACCAGTTCATTCAATGCTCCTAGCTTTACTCTTCACCGCATGGGCGGTCGGGACGTTGTTGAATCCGCAGCCATCCTCACATGTGCCTCCGACGCTGAGTCGGAGTACCGCATTGACTATAGTCGCGGTCTTGTTCATCTGCGCGCTGATAACTTTCCCCGATTTGAGGACGAGCGTTTCAATAACCATTTTCCGAATGCATTCCAAAGTGTACTCGTTCGTTACACGGGTGGTTATTCGACCCTGCCGAATGCTTTGGTGCAAGCTGCTTTCGTTCTTATCGCGCAAGCGTACCAAGGTCGAGACAGAGACCGAAACCTACAATCAGAAAACATAGGCGATTACAGCTACACGGCTTTCAACCCAGCGGTTTGGTCCGATACTGTCATTGACCTGCTGGCGCCCTTCCGGAGAATCCGGTAAATGAGCCTGCTGTCCCTGATACAAACCCGTGGTGTATCCATCAACATCGAACGGCCACAGACCGTCGAAGACGCTATGGGTACCGCGAAGAAAACCTTTGTTTTTCAGGGTGTGGCAGAAGCGTATGTTGCGGCCCGATCAAATACGGAATCATTCGAGGGCAACAGGCAGATTGACGTCGAGATCGTCACGGTCTATGTGCGTGGTGGTACTGATATAAATGTCACCGATAGGTTCACACTTGACGGTATTACCTACGAAGTGTCTGGCAAAAGAACTCCGGGCATGAGGCGCGAAGGCGACCGGAACTTTTACCACATCGTTGATGCAGTGAGCGATAGGGGCATCTGATGGACGTCCAAACCGATTTCGATTTTGACAGGGAGTTGATATTCAACGAATTAGTTGAAGCTGTGAAGCGGGGCGTGGCAGCAACAAACATCGAACTTCAGGCCAGAATCAAGGTTAAGTTGTCACAGCCCGGAACCGGCAAACTCCGGAAAGACGGAAAGCGTTCATCGTCACCCGGCGAACCGCCTGCACCGCAAACTGGCGATTTACGTCGTTCGTTTACGGATGCTGGTCTGACACGCGTTCGCAGTATGGCGAAAAGCATTGAGGGTACAGTTAAGCAAGGTCGTGGTCTGAACAAAACAAAGAAATACGCGCGCGCGCTCGAATACGGATATTCGCCAAACAACCTTAAACCTCGACCTTATTTGCGACCTGTGGTGCGCGAGGCAAAGGCCGACAGTTTGGCAACCAAGTTGGTCAGCTTTCAGCTTGAGCAAACGGCCGTTCAGTTGAATGCGAGGTTCAGCTCATGAAAGATATGGTTGTATCTTTGCTGGCGAGGCTGCGATACGAAAAAACATCTGGCGTGTTTCCAATCAAGGACGCGGTCAACAACCGCATATTTGGCGAATTTGCGGACCACAGTGCTGTTAAGCCATATGTGTCATTTGATCACATATCGACCCAGTCCCGGCGAACCGGATTCGCGCAAAGCACGGAGCTTGACCAAACTGCCCAATTTACTGTGCGCGTGTATTGCGACATCGAGTCGGGGGCAGAGGTGGCGCAGAATATCGGAGATGACATTGTCGACGCTTTCCACTTCTATGTGGATTCGAGCCTTGGCACCTTCTACAAGGTTTACTGGACTGTGAATTCAAGTGGTACCATCGAACGTGTCGATGATACTGTGGTGTGCCTCGTTGGCCTTACGGCGCGGGGCTTTCAAGATTCTGGAGTATAAACAATGGCTAACATTCTCGGTTTCAACGGCAACTGTACCTTGCCAACTGGCCACAACGCGACCCTCAAGACTTGGTCGGCAACGGTCTCCCGTACTGTTCACGACGTGACCGCCCTTTCCAACACCGGCATGGTGCGTGAATTGGGCATTCAGGACATTCAGGGAAGTGCTGGCGGCATTATGAAGGACGGTTCGGATACCCCGGGCTTCTTCAGTGGGGCACAGGCTTCTGGTGCTTCTGCTGCCCAAATTGTGCTGACCGCAGCCACGGGCAACACCATTACCTTCAACTGCGTGATTGACACGATCACGGCGTCTGTTGACGTTACTGGTGATGCGCCTGTGACGTTTAACTTCCAGATGAGCGACGGCAACGGTGCGGACATCGCTTGGTCGTGAACGGCGACGTTCTGCTTTACGCGAACAAAAAGATCCTCCACCCAGAGGATTGGGTTGTCGATTTCACA